GTCGCGGACCAAATCTAAGGACGTGCCTTCGATCTTCTCCGAAACTTCCGGCACGATGCACAAGAGTTTGTGACCGGCTGGGGTAGGCAAAGCTGTCGCTTTGGTCTCATCGTCCGCGTCAGCTTCTGGGCCGTCCACGGGTTGGATGTGTTTTGGTAGCTGAATGCCCGGGGGCAAGATCAGTCCGGACTCGTTTTCACTCGTCATTTGCTTTCTCCACTTTCTCTGCAAGGTCGATTACATAACGCTCTGCGACGGCGAGACCTTGAATTACGCCGCAAAGTTTTTGATAGGCTGCATAGTCTTGGCACACTCCCGTGGCCAAGTCATCTGCATAGTTGTTCATGTCCTTGCGTATTTGGTCGCGCAATACGCTAGCGAATTGTTGGATCATGGTTATTTCTTAGGTTGGTTGAGTTGACGATCGGAGTTGTAGATTTCAGAGGCCGCCTTGACTCCGTCGAGCTTGGTGCGTGATGCCACCTGCTCTTTAGAGACTTGCAACTTGGCCGCATCCATCGCGGTCTTGGCGGCCAATTCCTTGGCTTTCAAGATAACTTCAGCCTGCTTGAGCTCCAAGTCGCCTGCAACTTTCTGCGCCTTGGTCTTTTCTGCTTGCTGTTTGATGGCGAGCTCTTGCTGTTGCATTTGTACAACAGGGTCTTGGGCCATCTGCTGTGCTTGCTGCTGGTGAGCTTGCGCTTGGTTCTGTGCCAAGGACTGCTGAGCGGCTTGCGCCAGCATGCCAGACAAGGCGTTTTCGACTTGTGGTGGCAGCTTCTCGTCGTCGGGTGGCAGTGGCATGCCCAGCTGCATCTCGATCTGTTGACGGTACTGGAACCCGACGTGCTCGGCCAAGTGGGCCGCCGCGGCCGCCATGATCTGCTGCGCCTTGGGGTTCTGGCCAATGATCGCCATGACTGTGGGGTCCTGCAACATCGCTTGGTGTACGGCAATGTGCGCTCTGTGATCTTGGTGGAAGAACGCCTTGACGGGCTCGCTCTTGAGGATGTCTTGGTTCTCGGTCACAGGGTCGCGAGGCTTCTGGTCATCGGGCAACGGCACGAGCTTGTCAGCGTTCTTGATACCCAGCACCTCAAGCATGCCGCGGTGCAACTGTGGCAAGTCGTAGATTTCTGGGGCCATCTGGGCCATCTGCATGACCGCTTGGTACTGCACGACACGCTGAGACATGGTCGCAGCATTGGGGTCGCTCACAGGGATGATGTCCAAATGAGAGTAGTCGGCCTTCTTGGCTTTGCGAGGTGCGTCGCTGTCTGGCTCGTAGTCGTACTCGTCGTCCGTGTAGTCCTTGATGATGTCGGCCAGCAAGTTCAATTCTTGCTTCAAGGTGTAGTGCATGCGTGCTTGGACAGCAGACATGACCTTGAGCTGGCGCTCGAGCAGAGCAAGCGTTGTACCCACGGGGGCTTGGGCCGACATGTCGGAGACCTTCATGTCCGCAGTCGCTGCGAAGCGACGGCCTTCATCCACGATCTTGTCCATCAAGCCAGACAGAACAGCCGATGGCTCCTTGTATGGCAGCGGCAGGATGGCATCACGAATCTGGCCGGATGCAACGTCTACATCACGCCACTCGCCGGGGGAGATCGGAGTGTCATCACCTTTGATGCGAAGTCCCCGTGCTTTGAGACCGCCGGGCAGGTTAGACAGCGTTCCAGCGTCCACCAGTTGACGCATGATCGACGTCGCTGACTTGGCGTAGCCTCCGATGAGATGGAACAGACCGAAGCCATACGCACCGAAACCCGGTATGTATTGGTAGTGGACGAAGTGCTGGCGCTTGAGTCGGAGGTCATCGTCTTCCTTCCAGTTGCGGCGGATGGCCAACACAGTGTTGGTACCCTTAATCATGGTCACCACGTACGGCAACGTCAAGCCAAGCGGCTCATCGTCCTCGTCCAAGTCACAGCATGGGTCTTGGGCAAGCACCAAGTCAACGTGGCACTCATACAAAGTGTAGCGATCGTCGTCCGTTGACGAGAACCCAGTCTCCTTGTCCTTGGCTTTCTGGATGTCGGTCTGGTCTCTAGTCGGCTCACCGATCTCCACGTCGCGGTAGAACCCAGCTTGCTGGAGGCGCACGATCTCGTTCTTGGTCTTGCGCATGATGTGCGTCACGCGGTAGCAAGTGTCCAAGTCGGTCGCGCCGTAGGGCAGCACCATGTCTTCTGCGGGGATGAACATCGAGACTTGACGGCCGAGGTTCGGGTCGAAGTACACCTTTTTGAACGCAGAGCCCGTGGCGGGCAACGACCACAGCATGCGCTCATGCTCTGGGCGGAACTCTTTCATGACCTCAGTCAATTCATAGTTCATGTCGTTTTGAACGCGGACTGACGCCTCTTGTTTTTCTGGCGTCTGCTTGCCAAGGATTTTGGTCTTGACCGGGCCCTGTGCGGGGAAGGTCTCCGTGATTGCCTCCGACTGAAAGCGAACCACAGCCTCGGTAATCATGGGGTGGAACACACCGCAGGCACCATTCCAAGGTTCTGTGCGCTCCTCGTACTGAAGGCCAAGGAGCTTTAAACCCTCCGTGTAGGCTTTCTCCCAGTCTTTGCGGCTGCTCAGATCGGAGTCGATGTCGCTGTCCAAGTCGCCAGCCATTGACTGCAAGGCACCATCGTCTATGTACTCGGCCAAGTTAGCGTCGAAATCGTCGATGCTTGGTTCGCCTTTCTCCATGTGGATGGAGAGATCGCCTATCTCAATGTTTACTGCTTCGGGATCAACGATCTCGATCTCAATAGGCTCTTCGTCCTGCGCCAGCTCTTCGAGTCCGACGGGGTTTTGGTAAAGCGATTTGTCAATGTTGGTGGCCATCTTGGGTCCTTAGTAGTACGCAGCTTTGCGTCTGAAATAAACGGGGTCGTCTTTCTCGTCGGAGTCCAACGGGATGAAGCCGCCTTGTCTGAAGCGCAGCAGAGCTTGAGATGTCGTATCCACAAAGTCGTCATGCTCACCGTTGGGGAACGATGCAACTTCCTCGATAACTTCTCGCGCCCAGCGCGTGTCGGGTGCCCAAACTTTGCCGGAAGCGAACAAATCCGCCACCGCGTTCAGACGCACTATCTTATCGTTTCCTCGGCTCGGAGTAAATTCCTGCACGGGGATGCCCAACTTGCGCAACTCTTGGATGAGCGGAGCGCCTGCGGCTTTCTTCTCCACCACAAACGCATCTGGCTCCCAATCACGGTAGTGTTTGAGCGCCACGGTCTTCAATTCGGGGAACTCCATGCGGTCCTTGAAGGCGTCGAGCAGTATCAGCTGGGCGTTGTCTTGCTCTTCCTCGTTGTAGAACACGCCCCACGTGGTGCACGCGCTGTAGTCGGAGTTGTTCTTGGCTTCAAACGCCGTATCCCATGACTGAATCACGTATTCGCAGGTGGGCGGTTGGTCACTTGGCCAGACTCTCCAGCGATTACGCGCAATGATCGCCGCATTGTTGGATACGGGGTTTTGCATGTACTGGGCGTTCCAGTACTGGGGATCCATTGCCTGCTTCTTGGCCTTCAATGAGTCCAGCGGCCACTGATCCGGCCACAAGGACTTCTCTTTTTCGGTGCCTTCGTTCAGGATGGCAGGCAACTCCACCACTTCCCAGCGGTCTTCTTCCGGAATATCGTTCTTTGTCTGGTAGTCGATCAAGCGGCCGGTCAGGTCCAGCTTGCTCCAGCGCGTCATGATGAGAATAATCGCACCGCCGGGCATCAAACGCTGCAACGGACCGGTCTGGAACCAGCTCCACGCCGTGTCAAACGCTAGACGGCTGTTGATTTTCACGTCCTGTTCCGAATGAGGGTCATCAATGACAAACAAATCAGCACCGCGACCGGCAAGTGCGCCACCAACACCTGCCGCGTAGTACTGTCCGCCAGCAGACGTAGACCATTTACCAGCAGCCTTTTGGTCGTCGGCCACCAACGTTTGGGGAAAGAGCTCATGATATTCCTCGCCGTCGATGAGGTTTCGGACTCGACGGCCAAAGTCCTCGGACAGACCAGCGGTGTGGGTGCCCATGATGATCTTCTTCTCGGGGTAGTTGCCTAAAAAGAAGGCAGGGAACAGGTATGAGCTGAACTCAGACTTACCCATACGGGGC